TGGATCATAGCCACCATTTTCATTTCTTTGCCAAGATGTTTCTACGTCTACTGTTGTTATCATACCTCGTACCTACTTATACTCCTTCTAATGGTACACACAGGTTCACCATGATAACCATTTATTTTATTCTTACTAATACATAATGTTCTTATTTTATTCTCTGCATCTGTATTTGCATTTCTACCTATACCAATAATAAGATCAGCCTCAGCTGCCTTACCTGTTTTAGAGTTTTCCATCTGATCAAATGATATACTATTTCTATTGTGTGCATCAGCTGATGCCTGTGATATTGCAATCACTGCACAGTTTCTACGTTTAGCTATTTCTCTAACACTTGTATATATCTGTCTTAGTTTCTCATCTGTTCTTGCATAAGTTCCTTTAACATTAATCTTATCTAACTGATCTATAACAATTATATCTGGTTTGTTCTTCTCACAGTGTGCATCTATATCATCCATAGACCAATCAACTGTATCAAACATAAATATATTATCTTTTATACCACTCCATTTTATCTGTGCAGATGATTTATTTTCTAATATCTCATCCCTAGTCATACCTGTGTAAGCTGATATTGCTCTTATCTGAGTTCTTATTGCAGGTTCTTCATTAATAAACGCATGTACCTTTGCACCTTGTGCACAAAATCCATCTGGTGCTGCACATAAACTAACCCAGAAAGCTGTCTTACCTGTCTCTGGTCTAGCAAATGCTATCATAAGATTACCACCACCAATACCACCAACATTAGTTTTTAATACTGGTATATTAAATTTCCATCTAGTTGTAACATTTAAAAGATCTATTACTTCAGATATCTCTTTCGTAACTGCGGGTGCTTTATCATCTGTGATGTTAGTCTTATGTTTATCAATCATACTAACTATCTCTGCAAAGTTAGCTTCTTTACCATTAAATATCTCTGTTGCCTCTATACCTATTCTTTGTGCTAGATCTCTATCAGATAATATTCTTAATATGTCTTTAGCTACTTCTTTATTAGGTTCTTGAACTTCTTTTATATCTTCTACTAATTCACTAAACTTTTCTTTCGCAGCACGTGTTAGTGCAGGATTAAATCTGACAGTATGCAAAGAATAAAGATCATCAACTTTTATATCATCATCATACTCCTCATGTGCTTTCTGAACTGTCTCATACAAAGAGTTAATATCACCACCAAAAACTGTAGGAGATAATATACTTTTATTCTGTGTATAAAAATTTTTATTAAGCATAAGCCTAATCATTTGTTTCTCAATCATTTTTTAATTCCTTTAGTAAAATTTGATCTATTGTTTCTGCAATTGCTTGGTCTCTTTGATTCCAATTAGTTTTATTTGACTCCCATATATCCCACTTCCACTCACGCCATTTATCTAATATATCTTTTTTCATCTTATCATTCATAGAACATACTCCTTATTTGATCTGTGTTATAATATTTTAAGTCATCCTCTATGGGTTTAACAATTACATTATCAAAACCAGATGATCTTAAATCTTTTGCCATGTCGTATGATTTAGATGTTGCATCTCTATCTAAACATACATATAAATTTTTATATGGTTTTAAATGTTCGAGATGTGATGATTTTAAACTAGTACCCATTATAGCAATACCAGTTAATACATTAGATACTGCACATGCTGATGGACAATCCTCTACAATAACAACATCCTCACAATCACCACATTTAAATGGAACATCTTTGCTACCATACATAAACCATTTTGGAAACTCATTCTTATTTAGTGCTCTACCTACTGCACCAACTATCCTGTGATTTAATCTATTCTTAACTAGGAATACAACTCTATCTTGTCTCACATCATATTTAAAATCTGCTCTACCCCAAGACCATGACTCCCAACAATTATTTTTATTTAACCAGTGCATAGCTTTATCATTAGAATATATTGATTGAAAACTATCTGGTATTGTAAAGTCTTTATCCTCTACATGTAAATCTTTATTACCAAAAAAAACTTTCTCTACATAATTCATATCCTTATCTCCTATACTTTTACCTCTTGCCTTACAGGTTGCATGAAAACAAAACCAATATAACTTACTATCTGTAGTATCTATTGATAATGTATTTTTATTTTTACAGAATGGGCAATCCATTCTTGTTTGTATATCTTTTGAAAGTGATAAACCTTTTATAACTTGTAGCTGTTGTTTATAATTCAATAACTTAATTCCTCATATGTTAAGAAATATCTATCTGTAGTATAGAAATCATTCTTCTCAATCTTCATTAGATTGTGATCTAAATATTCTGCTGTCTTAATCTCTACCTGCTCTGTAGTTGGATCTACATCAAATGGTATTATTGCTACTGCCTCTATCCCTAGTCCTGCTATTCTTATTTTGTATTTTTTCATTTGTATTTTCCTTATCACACTTTTTACTATTTGTCAAATCATTTCTCACGAAATGTAATCTATAACCTTTTTCTTTTAGTTCTTTTATTCTTTTAGGTGTCCAATAATACATTACGTGCTTAACTGTTCAACTACCTCTAATGTAAATGGTTCAGCTACATTATCATCTCTATAATTATCAAATAAATCTATAAACTCTAATACTTTACTATCCATATCATATCTTAAATTAAGTTCATTCTTACCAACACATAGGGAAACATAATCCTCTGGAACAGAAACTTCAACATCATCTGTTTTATATTCTCTTTTTAATGCTAAAGCAATCGCACATTTATTACAATCACTTGGCACTCCATTATTTATATCTTCTTGTGTAACTTCTATAAATCTAATCATAGTTTACCTTTTCTCTCTTTTCTAGTTACGTATGGTAACTTTACAACTTTATCACAATCATTTTTTTTCTTGCTTGTCCAAGTTATAACCACATGATCATCGTGGTCATTAGGTTTACCACCATATTTTATTAATGCTTTCTTTAAACTTCTAGCTTCAATAACTTTTTTATTTCCTCCCATTCTTTCAAATGTATACTCTCTCATAGTTCCTCCCTTATATATCTTTTGAGTTCCTTATCTTGTACATTATCTGGTATATTATTCTTATAAAATATCTCATAACTATCACTACCATACTTACCAATACCAAATAATTGCTTAGCATCTTTGCCATCCCATGTCAAGTAATCCTCTGACATTCTTATCAATCTTCTTGATCTTACATATTTCATACCAAGGTCTCTTAACATATCAGCGATAGTATCTACATCTGCACGTAACAGAGAATGCTCATCAGGAAATCTCCTGAAAAATTTTGGTAGTATCTTCTTAACTATCTTACGATTAGTTTGATTTAAACATATAACTCCCACCATATGTTGCCACCTGCTATCTACTTGTTGCTGTACCATGAGATCATCACGCATTGGTTTTATCTTACTCTTTTCATAAGCCACTGATCTATTTCTACTTATCATATAGTCTATTACATCATTCATTTCTTTAACTCCACTCCATCTGCTTCTAGTTTATCTAACATATTTAATCCCTCTACTATACCCTGTGCGGTATATATATTATCACAGAAGCAAACTACATTCTGTTTACCATTCTGTAAATCAAACATAACGGCATTTTTTTTGGCATAGTAATTACCCTCATATGTATTTTTAACTAACATATCCTTTGTTATTATATTATCTTTTTCTACAAAATCAATAAGATTTTTTAGTGATTGCTCAATATCTTTTGACATAACATCTTGATAATCATTTATTATACTTCGTATTTCTAAAACTATATTTTTTATCATCTGCTCATTCCATTTGTTAAGATTTGTTTTACTATTGTTGTCCAAGGATTCATATTGTTTTTATTTGCACTACAAGATGTAAGTAGTAGTACTATTACTATTATTCTAATCATCAATGTTCCTTATAACTTACTTGTTTGATTTTACGACTCCAACAGGCACGACAACTACCACACTCACCATCTTGTTTATAAGCGGGGCATTCTCTACCTACTGCAGGTTTATCTTTATGTACACCAGAAGTCCACTTCCAAAAACTGGGAGGTTGACTATCTACTTTGATTGCTGA